AACTCCACCCTAAAAAGTGGTAGTTATTCTTTTATAAATTGTTTTGTTTTCAATAGTTGTTTCAACATTGTAAGACCAAGTAAATGTTCTGTTGTTAGTTGTATAAATATTGTTAGAGATAGGGCTAATTCTTTTGTCTCAAAAAGAGATGATACTACCTATGTTCTAAATAGTGATTGTAAAATAGAAAGGAAGTATACGACTACACCAGAGAAAATAATAAAACTAGAAGAATTTGAAATATTTATATTTGGTTCTAACAAGAATGGAAACCATGCTGGTGGTTCGGCTAAACTAGCACAAGATAAGTTTGGTGCTATAAGTGGTCTAGGTGAAGGTCTATACGGTCAATCCTACGCTTTCCCTACACTAGATGAGAATATGCAAAAGGTATCACCAGACAGCCTAAAAGAAAGTGTAAAGAAGTTAATAGAATGTGCTAATAAAAACACTGGTAAAGTCTTTCTTCTTACTAAGGTGGGTACTGGAATTGCTAATTTCTCCGAAGATGAAATAAAGCCATACTTTAGAGACTTGCCCGCTAACATTATTAAACCTAAAAATTGGTAATATATGGAAAATAAACAATTCTACATACAAACGTTGAACGAACTTAAAAGAACTGCTGATGACATCATGGCTCAATGGTCAGGTGATGAGGGTGATAAAATGGAAGAAAATGCACACATATCACAAGAGATTATTGAAAAGTGTGAGGAGATTATCAATCTAATTGAGAGTTATAATTAACATGAAAGATAAAAAAGATGGTTGGAATGGTTATGTTGTTGTGAGTGTTAGTAGTCCAGATTATCGTATTTCTCCAATTTTTGATACAGAAAAAGAAGCAATTGAGAGTAGTAAAAAGACACTTGGAACGAAAGTTATAAAAACAAAATCTTTTCCAGTAGACTACATGGAAGCTGTTACTAATAAACTAATTGCCGACATAAAAGGGAGACTACCTAAAAGTATTTATGTTAATAGTCTAAGAAAATATAATAAAGATATTCCAGTTATAAATGCTTTTAATTCATATAGAAAGGAAGTATTAAAAATATTAAGAAGTTATAATAAATAACATGTTCAAAGACACTAAAATGGGTATAAGACATCATCATAGAGACAGTTGTTATAAGTGTTTAATGTGCGGAGAACATTTCTTTATTGAAGACCAAGCAAGGAGATGTAATCATGATTATTCAATAGCAGAATACTACGACAGGGCTAGAGATAATAAAGACTTAACTAATAAATAATAAGATGTCACCAGAAATTGAAAGTTATATATATGCACAATCAATTATTCAGGCAGAAACAATTGACGGATATGTGAAAATGCACATAAAAGAAAAGTCTAAGTGGTTGCCTAATTTTATTTATCAATTTTTACTAAAAAAATTACTTGTTATGAATAATTTTATTGTTCTTAAAAAGAAGAGTAATATGAAAACAAATAAAGAATGTAAGAGATGTGGTTTATTAAAATCTACCATTGAAGCAACAAATCATAAATGTATACCAGATAGAAGAATGGGAACTGAATTAGAAGGAGTTCACGAATACACTAATTGCAATTGTAAAGTTAAATATTGTATTCATTATGAAAGTGATTTTGAAAACTTTATAAAAACTAATAATTAACATGTTCAAAATAATATCTAAAACTGAATTAAAAGAGTTAAAAGGGGAAATAGCTCTTATTAAAAAAGAGCAAATGGAGTTCATTATTAGAGCTAACGAAATTATGAAGTCTGTTTTGGACGCGTCAAAGGCAAAGTACATGTATGAGATTCGCCAAGAAGATATAGAACTTGTAGAAGATGGAAAAAAATATCGTGCAATTAGAAAAATAATCGAATAACTAACATGTTTATACACCGTATAATTATAGGTTCCTGTCTGATCTTTGGTTTTCATTACGCTTTTTTCAAAGAATTTATGTATCTATCAGATTATGGAATATTATCTTTACCAGCGTTAATTGGCTTTGTACTAATGTGTATGGTAATAGTTTTAGTAGCAAATGAGATTGTTGATATTTTAATTAAAAATAAATAACATGAAAATAGGATTATTTAGAGGTAAAGAGATAGCTGAAATGAGCCGTGAGGAGCTTTTAGAGTTTGCCAAATTTGTCGCTAACCGCATTCAATATCTTGAAAAAATAGAAATGGAGACAGAAGATTATCGGCTTAAAAAAGAGGCAGACATTATATTTAATAAGAAATAACTATGAAAAAAGAACTAACACACAAAGAGATATCTGCCCGTGGTGGCAAAGCTCAATGGGAAGGAATATCTAAAGAGCAAAGGTTTAAGATTATACAAGCAAGGTGGCTAAAAGGGAGGAAGAATAAGGCTAAACAGAGCAATGGTGCGTTATCCACACATTGATTAAAATGACACTTGTACAATACCGCTATTATGCTATGCTTAATATGAAGCCTACAGAGACATTATTAAGTTAAATTAAAAACTATGAAATTAACAAAAGTGTTCGCAGGTAATACAAGATTAAAGGATATTTATGTGGGTGCTACAAAGTGGGAAGTATTTAAGTTTAAGTTTGTAAGAAGTGCTAAAAGAATCTTAACCGCTTTGTTTCTTATTGGTGCTGGAGTTGGTGCAGTATATACGGGCTATCAGTTTGGAAGTGTTGAGAAAATAGACTTTGTATCAGCTAAAGAAATTGACGTATCTGATGTAAGGTTCGATAGGAAAATCGAAGATATGAAAATGAGACTAGTAGATGAGCTTATGAGTTGTGAAAGTCCTGGTTATAAAGACGAAGACGGATTGATTACTTACGATCCACAAAAAGGAAACACAATACCCTCTAAAATCCCTTCTATTGGTAGATTACAGTTTAAGGTATCAACAGTCATATACTACTCTAAAATCCTCCATAATCGCATTATAACCCCAACAGAGGCTATTAAAATAGCACTAGACACTGATCAGGCTAAGGTATTGGCAAAAAATATTATGTTTTTGTCTAAAAACAAGGCAAACGATTGGCTAACCTGTGCTAATGAGTTAGACCTTAATAGAAAGATAGATATTATTAAACAACTTCAAAAATAATATGGAAAAAATAACAACAGAACAAATTGGTGTAATAGTATTGAAAGATAATAACGGCAAACTGATAGGCTTGATATATAAAGACCCAACATTACAAAACAAGAATATTTTCTACTCTTGTACTGAAATGTCATTTAGTGATTTAGAAGGATTATTCAAAAGAGACTTTGAAATTAAATCTTAATCTAGTGTATTAGATATTGTGGGACTTGAATTATTCAAAAAATAGGTATATACTATACCTATGAAAATTTGCGAAGTATGCAAAAAACAATCTAAAGAGGTGAGGATTGATCTTGACGAAGAAAAAACTAAACGTAAGTGGAAGTGTAATAAATGTTACTTTTCTAGTAAAACATAAAATATGTATTATAAATATGGCTGAAAAAGTTAGTTTTTTTGTTTCGCACTTATACTATAAATAATTATTAAATAAATTAAAAATAAATGGAAAAACATACTAAATTAGTAGCAATTGTTATTGGAGTATTAGTTATTGTAGCTTTCTTTATTGCTATTATCTATCAAGGGTTGAGACAATATCAAGCTCCAACAGAAATACAGCCAAAGATATTTGATATTATAGAAGATGAACAACCCGCTGTAAGTTATCCTTGTTTACTTGGAGATAAATGTAATTAAAATTATAAAAAATAAATAATTATTAAAAGAATATGAATGGAAAAATTGTAAAAGTTGGAACAAAAGCTAGGGATAGTTTAATAAAAGGAGCTGATTTTTTGGCTGATGCCGTTAAAAGCACCCTGGGTATATTTGGAGCAAATTGTATAATGGAAAAAGGGAATAGGATTACAAATGACGGTGTAACAATTGCTTCCGAGATTTGGTTACCAGATGAAATTCAAAATCGTGGAGTTGTTGTTCTTCGAGAGGCGGCAAAGAAAACTAATACAGAAGTTGGTGATGGTACAACATCTGCAATAGTTTTATCTCAAGCAATTCTCAAGGAAGCTATAAAATATCTCCCTGGTGGTAGAGCAATAGTTGGAGTTAAAACGCCAATTGAATTGATTAGACAGATTGAAAAAGAAAAAGAAGAAGTTATCGAAAAGTTAAATACTATGGCAACGCCAATTACATCTGAAAGCCAACTGATTGCTTCTGCCAAGGTTGCGGTTGAGGATGAGGTTCTTGGCGATCTTATTGGAAAAGCACAGTGGGAATTAGGACAAGATGGTGTACTTATTGCAGAGGCAACAAACGACAGGGTTTCTTCTTTTGAAAGAGTAAGTGGAATAAGGATTGACAATGGATTTGGAACATCAATCGCAATAAATAATCAAGAAAAACAATCACTGGAAGTAGATGATGTTTTGGTAATAATGACTAACCACACACTACATAATCTAAAACCACTAGAGAACATTATGAATTCTTTAGTCAAAAGTGGAGTAAGGAAGGTTGCTATTGTTGCCAGAGCTTTTGGCGAGGAAGCAATTAAGGTTTGTATGGAAAATATGAAGAATGGTTTTAATATATTCCCTATCAACGCACCGTACGAAGATCAAAATGAAGTCATGAAGGACATGGCTTCTGTATTGGGCGGAAGGTATATAAACTATGAAGATGCAGATTTGGAGAGTTTACAGAGAAGCGACCTAGGGTTAGCGGAAAGAATTGTAGCAAAACGTTATACAGCCGTATTTACAGGTAAATCAAACGAAGAATCAAATAAACGAGTAAAGGATAGGGTTGTGGAATTAAACAAGATGTATAAAACAGAACCGTCTGATTTTATTAAAAGAAACATTAAAAGACGAATAGCACAGCTTGAATCAGGATTTGGTATAATTAAAGTGGGTGCAACTTCTGAGGTCGAAAGAAGTTACAAGCTAGATAAGGCAGAAGATGCGGTCAATGCGGTACGTGTAGCATTACAGGAAGGTACTGTGAAGGGTGCAGGGTTGGCTTTCAAGGACATATCGGACAGTCTACCAGATACTTATATTCTAAAACGTCCTTTATTATCAATCTATGAGCAGATAATGAGTACAGCGCCAGAAGGATTTGTTATACAAGATGATGTTCGTGATCCTGTAAAAGTCTTACGTGTAGCTCTTAATAACGCATGCTCTGTGGCTGGAACTTTTGCAACAGCTACTATTGCAATTGCAAGTGAGAGACCAAAACCAAGATTAATGGAGGAAGTTAAAACACAAGATGATGAAAATTAAACCAAAACAAGCATTCGCAACAGGTGACTTTAAGTGGGTGAGTACATTAAAAAAGTCTGCTCAAAATAAAACAGTCGTGGGCAGGACAAGTCAAAATAAAAAACGTGGCAAAAACAAATAAAAGTATGACTGGAGAAGAATTGTTGAAGAAAGCATCAGACCAGATGCAAGAAGAACCAGAGGAAGAATATGAGATGCCTAGATCAGAAGCTATTGCAGAACACAAGCGATTAGTTAAGGTGTTGCGTTCAGGAGATAAAAAGGCACAAGTAAAAGAAGCAGAATTACAAGAGAAAGAACTTCAAAAAATAATGAGTAGAGAAGAAGACTAAAAAGAATCCCGATCGTAATTTATTACTATGTGTGGAGTGTGAGAGGCAACAAAGAAAAAATGAAAATACAAAAATGGAAAACATCTCAAAAAATCCCGACACAAAACCCGACAAACGTCTACTAAACCTTAGACCACCTTTTAAGAAGGGAGAAAAGCCACCTAAAGGTGTAGGTCATCCAAAAGGACAACGTAACTTTTCAACTATATATCGTTTAGCCCTTGAGAAACTGGCTAAGATGAATGATATGACACCAGAAGCCCTCGAAGAAGACATGATAAGTAAAGGAATAATTGAGAGCCGAAAAGGACAGTATCATTTCTATAAAGACACACTAGACAGATTACATGGTACTGCCGTGCAGAAACAAGAAGTAAATGCCACAGTCAAAGTGGAAAAGTTAGAAGAAATCCAAAGTGCTACTAAGAAGATATTAAATGGATAAATACAAGCAATTAGTTTCATCAAGATACAAAAACTACTATAACAAACCTTTTGAATTGACAGATGGTCAAGCAGAGATATTTGAAACCATAGCAACAAGAAAATATCCTAGAGTACATTGTCTCACGTTTACACAACTAGGAAAATCAGACGTTGTATCAATGGCGATTTTAACTCGTATAACAACCTTTCCAGAGAAATGGGCAATAGTAGCACCAAGTAATAAGAAAGCTCACATAATTATGGGTTATCTTATTGGACATATTTTTGATAATGAATATACGCAGTCTTTGTTTGAAGTGGAAAAAGGGGAAAGTTTAGACAGGATAAGACGTGAGCGAAGCAAAGAGAGACTTACATTCAAATTACCAGATGGACAGATAAGTGAAGTATTTACACTTTCATCAGAAGGTAAACGTACAAAAGATTTGCTAGATGCTCTTATTGGATTCTCGGCTCCGAATGTAATAATCGATGAATCATCACTTATCGATGATGTTCAGTATGTTGGTATTTTGAGAATGCTTGGAGGACATAAAGATAACTTTTTATTCGAGATAGGAAACGCTATGAGACGTAACCATTTTTTTAAGACTTCGCTTGATCCAAACTTTCACCATATAAACATAGATTGTTATCGTGGAATTAAAGAAGGAAGAATAACGCAAGAGTTTGTAGATGAAATGAAAAACAAGCCGATGTTCTCAATGCTCTATGAAAACAAGTTCCCAGCACAAGATGCAGTAGATTCAAGTGGTTATGCACCACTCTATTTGGACACAGAAATAAACGGAAAGATGAGAAACAAAGTAGAATTATTTGGAGAATTAAGAATGGGCTGTGATGTCGCAGGTGAGGGGTCAAACTATTCTGTAATTACCTTGAGAGGTAAAAACGGTGCAAAGATTTTATACAAAGAACATACACCAGATACCATGTCTTTTGTTTCAAAAATTGTAGAGATGTATCGGTTATATAGACCAGCAAGAGTCTACATTGATAAAGTTGGAATAGGTAAACCTGTTTATGATCGTCTTATGGAGTTACCAGAGTTTTACATTGATGGACAATCAATAATTGTGGGAGTAATGGCAGGTGAACAAGCTGATGATACAGAGAACTATTTTAATAAACGTGCAGAGATGTTTTGGAGACAAAGAGAGTGGTTATCAGTAGCAGAGCTTGAAGGCAATGATTGGTTAGATTTGTTAGATGTTAGATATAAAGTCCAGAGTGATAAGAAAATAAAAATAAAAAGTAAGGATGAAATGGTCAAAGAAGGTGTCATGTCTCCCGATGTAGCTGATTCTCTTTCTCTAACATTTTATTCACCAGAAAAAGGATTTGAAAACGATGGAGTGACTGTTAGTACGCTTGACTATTCCATTGATAACTAGTTCGTGATATAATCTAAGATAATGAAAAATTGTATATTTTGTAATAAACAATTTACACCTAAATAAAAAAGAATTAAAAGAATTCAAAAATATTGTAGTCGCTCATGTTCTGGAAAGGTTACTGGATATAAGAAAGGTGAGAATATTATTGGAAATTCAAAAAAAGAATTCAATTGTATTT